AGTGATGAAAGGCAGTTCTCAGTAACTTCTCCATTCATCTCATGGATAAACTCGTGTAGCGCCTCCCATATCTGCCCATAGTACCATCCGGAAGTAAAAAACACGTCTCTTATGCTAACACAATCAAGGCAAGTTTTTGCTGTAAATATACTATCCTCACTAACCCCTCTGTAGTACTCATAAACTTCTCCTCGAGCTATTTTCTTCCCACATTCGCCGCACTTGTGGACCTTCTTCGCAGTACGTTGCTCCTCAGCTATACAATCAGAAAAGCCATCTACATCGACAAAAACTTCGCATGAGCAGTTCATTACTTCCCTCCCTTACTTAGATCAAGAACGATATCCTGAAACCTGCCCTTGCCACCGAGTACCTGATACGCCCTGTGTTCCTCCGCTGTTGCGTATATGTGGGCGATGTCGATCTTTACCTTCTGCTTGCTGCCGTCAGTCCTGGCGTTCGCCTGCTGGTAGATCTCGGCTTTCTGGTAAGGGGCATACCAGACGGACAGCGTGGCGGCGGTGAGGTCGAGGCCGTGCGCCATAACCTGCGGGTGGCAGACAAGAACATGGGGGTCTTTGGAGGAACGGAAGTCTTTGAAGATCTGGTTGCGTTTCGATGGGGATACACTACCATCAACGACAGCGACCGTCCACTTTTTTCTCAACTCGATGGCAAGAGCATCCAGCACTCCGGTAAATGGGACGAACACAAGAACCTTCTCATCGTTCTCCTCAATCAATTCCTCAAGAACCGCAAGCCTTGGGCCGTAGTCCATCTCCACGATGGTGCCGTCCGCTGCTATCACACAGCCACAGGCAGTCTGTACCAACTTACTGACAAGGACCGCTGCGTTCACCGCAGTGATGGTCGAGCCCTGCACATCCGTCGACGCCTGCCTGATGAGTTGCTTGTATGCTTTACTCTGCTCGGCCGATAACTGCGCCCTTCGCTCAATGAGGCATGGCTCCATGTCTGTACACACCGACCGCTCGTACCTGATCGACGGCTGCAGAATCCTTGACACTGAGTTCTCAGCACCCTTCTTGGGAACCCACTTGAACTGGCTGACCTGGAACATCGTCTCATGCTTGAATGATGTGAAGTGCCCATTGTAATTCTCTGGGGTAATCAGTTTGCACTGTCCAAACGCATCCGTAGGAGAGTTCGGCGTTGGTGTCCCGGTCAAGCCCCACACTGAACGGACAATGCCCTGCTTGTTGAGCACTCGACTCAGTGGTTTGAACAATGTCTTCGCCCGGGCGTTCCTGAACACCGCCACCTCGTCGACAATGAAGTGGTCAATATCCGACCGGCTCTGCAGTTCTTTCTCAATAAGGGCTATGCCATGATGGTTGATGATGTAGAAGTCATGCGGCTGCTTCAGTAAGTCAAGCCTTTTCTGCTTGGGGCCATGCAGTACCGTAAACGTCCGCAGAGGGAACGACTCGAAGATATTCTGCTCCCACACATCCCAGAGGGTGGACAACGGCGCGACGATAATCGTCCGCTTTATTTTGCCTGCCCTACGGAGATAGTCCGCAGCCCACAACGAGCTAAGAGTTTTCCCTGTCCGTGGAGCGGAGTGACAGTGAGCCCTGGTGTTGAGTGTGAAGAACTCGGCAGTGTTCTCCTGATACCACCTCGGTGTGTACCTCCCCGGCCAGTCGTACTGTGTCCTGATGGGCGACTGCGCCTTGATCCCGAGGTTGTTGAGTACCCTCGCCGCCTCCAGTGTGTGAGGCACGGCTGCGTACCTGTCGCCGTTGATACGAGCTTCCTTCAACTCAGGGAATATCGCCTTGAGCTTCCCGGGTGTGTCGGTCTGGACAACCAGGTGGTTGTTGATTACTCGGGCGGTCATACTTTCCCCCACTGCTCGGCCATGGCTTTGGCAATTCCGCTATATGTTACTGACCTGTCCCGTTTACGCGTTGGCGATGGAGCCATTTTCCACACTCTTTCCTCGCGGCCATCCACGATGTTGGTTGGTTCGAGACGTGGCAATCCGCGCAGGGCAAATCCTGTCTCCTTAACTTCTCCATGTCCGAACATCCAAGGCTGAACATACTGCACGTCAGCACCGAGCTTACGCAGCACAGGAAAAATTACAGACTTTGGATTCTCCAACGCGACTCTTGGGCATTTACTTACCGCGAGATTCCACAGTGCCGTCGTCCATTCGATAGACTGTATCCGTTTGCTGTTGTGCACCTGCCCCTTGCCGTACCACCTGTTGCCGCTGAGAGCTAGTGCAGTACAGTCCGGGTGGAGAATGATCAGATCCCATGGTTTGAAGTATTCGCATTGTAGCAACTCCACTATATCGTGCTGGAAATGCCACGATGCAAAATCCCCTCTTGTCGGCTGAAGGTCGCAACTGAACGCCTCATGCCCTCTGGCACGAAAGACTTTCGTTACTACCTGGCTTTCCTCGCATCCTACAAGAACTCTCACACTCCCTCCAACCATTGTTTAAATTCATTAAGTGACTCCTCACCGTCGATGACGAAGACTGCACCGCCTGCCCTTTTTATGGCGTTTATCTGGAGTAACTGGAACCCACTTGGAGTTTTACCTAGAGCCTTTGCCTCGATACCGAAGAACAATGCATCCCCATCACCGGGGCAGTAGCACCCTATAAAATCCGGGATACCTGAGACGCCCATAGAGGACTGGATCGGCATGTAGTACCATCCGTTAGATTCAAGCGAAGTATCCCCGGCTTTCGAGGCCGGTTGGATCTTATACTCGGCGAGGAGTTTCTTTATGGCGTCTTTGACTTTGCCTTCCGGTGTGCTCATCCCCTCCCAACCTCCAGCATGTACTCAGCTTGCCACTTCGCATCGTCAAGGGCGTTGTGCACTGTGCCTTTCTCGGGCAGGCGTTCTTCGGGTAGTGGGTTCTCGGCTTTAAACGTGCGGAAGCACCTTTCGTTCCACCACGGCCAGGGTGGCTGCATCCCGCAGCAGTCGTAAGCATGGCGCAGGATGACATTATCGAACGAGGCGCCGTTGCCCCAGAGGTAGATATCGCCGCACAAAGAGAAAGCACGGATCCAACTTTTAAACCCACTAAGGGCTTTCAGAAGTGCCTCCCCTTGCTTTTTAAACTTGTTCCGAGCGGCGTCGCTCTGTCGCATCCACCACATGACGGTGTCGGCGGACACCGTGCCTCCGGCAGCCATGGAGGAGGCGAGGTCTACGGCGGTGTAAAACTCCTTGCCCAACGTCAGTTTCTCCCGGTCGAACTCAACAGCACCGATGGCGATGATCGCCGAGGTCGGCTTGTTGTCCATAGTCTCAAGGTCTACCATTATGTCTGTCATTTTGGTTCCTTTAGTTTCCAGTTTACACCCCAATATCAACTTCTTTTCCGTATTGCCCATGTTTTATCCACCCAGTAGAAACATCTTTCATAACCAGATCACTCCAACGGACCAAGTAAACCCAGATGATCGGCCACGGTCCCGGCTGGCCGCTGAGTTTTCACCGTTACGCCCTACCAGCCTGAGCTTCCGCCGTCGCCGTAGCCTGCCTCTGCCAAAGCTGGCGTTTGCTTGCGTCAGGTTATTGGCAACGTTGTACGGACTATCCACACTCAGCAATAGCCCGACCTATTATTTCAACTATATGAGGGACAACCGCATTGCCTAAACATCTACGTCTGTCCAGCCTATTGGGTATCCCATGTGGGCCTCCCACAAAGATGGGTTCACTCTGTCCGTCATATCGAAAGGATTCCCCGTCAAGAAGCACACGACTTGACTCAACCCTTTCTGCACAACTCTGCCAGTTTTTGCGTGATACCACCTTTCGTTGTTTGTTTTTGGTGGCTTCCCGTTTTTGTCCACAATCGGCAGATGTTTCCAGTTCGGCTCCTGTGCGCTCATTGTGGGCAATAATCCATAGCCTCTCCCTGGCATGTTCTCGTTGTAGAGCTCCAGCCGGAATAATAAACGGCCTTGTGGTGTACCCCTCACCTTCCAGGTCACTAAGCACTTGGTCGAGGCCCATATATTCGAGGTCAACAACATTCTCGCAAATAACCCAAGAACATCCCGCCTGTTTAATAACTCGCAGCATTTCTGGCCAGAGGTTACGGTCATCTTCCTGGCCTCGTTGCTTCCCGGCTTTACTGAACGGTTGGCAGGGGAATCCTCCAACCACAATGTCTGCTGCAATGTTGTCTACCTCTCTAATATCGTTGTGTATCGGTACGCCTGGGAAGTTCTTCTCTAAAACCTTCCGGGCAAAAGGGTCTATCTCACAGAAAGCAATGGTTCTCATGCCTGCACGTTCAAGCCCCAAAGAAAAACCGCCAATTCCTGAGAAAAGATCAAGTACGGTCATGCCGTCCGTACAACTAGGAACTTCACCAGACCGCAAGAGGTCCGGCGTATTTTCTGCATCTTTGGGTGGGCGGCTGGTGAGTTTCATCGTTATACCTCCCAAAATGAATCATTCATTTCCTTGGCATCTTTCTTCATTTCCTCAATGGCGAGTTCTTCAATATTACCTTTGCCAGAGTAATAATAATGAGTCTTTATCCATTTACTCCTCCATCATATTTAGAAACTCAACCACCTCGTCATGTTGGCAAGTGCACGGTAACCCGTAGTGCACTTTACAATGTTTGTCATGCGCTCCACCATCACGTTCTTTGAGGAGTTTGATTGCTTTGTTAAGTTTTGCATAAGCGATATCAGGGCGATACCCTAAAAGTCTCGCAAGCCTCGCGGTACCTTGATCGCCGCCACATATTAAGCACACACCGTTTTCTATCATCTACCAACTCCACCACGCATACAAGATAGTTCTAGCTTTATCTGACTCCATATGGTCCCCTATAATCTTTTTGAACTCCTTGTCTCCAAGCTGCTTATCGTGTGGAACGATACCCTTGCCTTGGCACACCGGGCAGACTAGCTGGCGATATTGGTTGTTGATAGTACCGCCATTGCTTTCAGGCCACTCACATCTGTATTTATCGTTCATAAATCAACCTCCTCTTGGTATTTATCATGATCGATCCCTTAGGCATAGAGTTGAAGATACGCCATGCTTTATCTACATGCTTAACGCTCCTCCAGCTTTGACATGGAGGCTCTGGGTCTTCCATCCATCCATTCCTTCCGTGATCCCTTCCACCATTTTAATGGGTGGTCAAACGGCATTGATAGCATGTACATTGCTACTACCTCCGCATACCGATCTGTTTTAAGAATAGCTCACACTGTCTCCAGTACCACGGACATGGATGGTCGTGCCAGATCCAC